TCTGTGGTGTAATCCGGCAGCACTCAGGACTCATGATCCTGTGGTCCAGTTCAAATCTGGCATGAGCGATTTTCACCATCTTTTCCTCGTAAACTAGATAAGTAATATATGTAATATTGTAATTCCTAACAAAAGGTTTAAATATAAGTTCTGCTATTGTTAATTAATGAAAGTCACTAATAATCAAACGAATTGAAATTTGATATTAGTCCTGCTTCTGTAGTTTAATTTGGTAGAATACTTGGCTGTTGCCCATGAGATATTGGTTCGAGTCCAATCGAAAGCGTTTATAGCCCTATAGCACAGCTGGACAAGTGTACTGGTCTTTGGAACCAGGGACCTAGGTTCGAATCCTAGTAGGGCTATCTGCTCATCTAGTTTAATGGTAAAACACTTCCCTTGTAAGGAAGAGATTGGAGTTCGATTCTCTGGATGAGCTTATTAAAGCAGGCTTTAATTACAAATTTCCTTATTAAAGAAAACAATCAAAAACTTTAATAACTTATTAATGTGAGAATATATAATTATATGGGAAGATTTATAAACTGACATATTCTAGCTATATCATGGAAGACATACAAATTGAAGCAACTGAATCTATTAAAATAATAAAGAATACAAAGGGTTATAATTACGAGATCAAATTAAGAGATGAAAAAATTGACGACGCTACTCTTATAAGATTAGATTACTTGAATGGAAAGCTGCAGGAAAAATATGGAGATAAGGTAGAAAAGCCTTTCAATGCCAAATGAATACTTATTTAAATAAGGAGGTAGCACATTCTTGAGGGGAGGGACGGCCTTGAAACATAGGTGTGGATATAGTTGGGATAGACTCCAACTAGAGAAATAAATTAACGTTGAAAAAACCTTAATTTTTCCTTGCCTCCCCAAAACTACCAAATAAAATGAAAAAAACAAACATAACATTTCAATTATTCCAAGAATGGAATTCGCATAATATTTAAAATGCCTAAGCAATATAAGGAGGAAAGAATAACAATGACAAAAGATGAAATAATAGATTTAGTTCTCAAAGGATTTGATGACATAAGAGAAGTCAAAAAAGAATCTGGTAGTTCCGGAGTATTAAGAATGCCTTCACGTTTTATTGGACAAAAATTCAGAGTAATTTTAATTCCACAAAGTAATTTAGATGAGCATGAATTAAATGAAGAAATGAAGTTATTGAAAGATATAAAATGAGTATAGCAATGGAAGGTTTGATTGGTAAGGGATTAGTTAAGGAAAGGTTCGATAACCAAAAAGATGATTTAGTAAGAAATATTACTCCCCAGGGTTTCACGCAATTATTGGAATTACTTAAAGATCCTCTTTATAGGAGAGTTTATCTTTTAATGAAGCGTGGAGTTCCTCAAGAACAAATTAATCAATTTATAGAACTATACGAAAAGTAAAAAAAAGAAAATGAAAGTAATATTAAACAAAGTTCCAGTTAAAACAATATTCGCAATTTCCAATGGCGATTCAGTATCAGCTGTAGGAAGAAAAGTACAAAGTCAATTAGCAACAATGACTATAATTGTTAATAAGTTTGAAAGAGCAGGATTGATAACGTCAGTAAAGATTGGAAGAATTAGGAAATTAACATTAACTAAAATGGGAGAAAAAGTAAAATCTCACCTAAAATATCTAAAATGAGTAAAGAAATAGTATATGATTGGAATGTTAGTAAGGAACGAGAGGGGGAAATAGAAGATACACCTTTCACCAACAATGAGTAAATTAAATCATAGTCTCAAGGACAATAAGTGGGGGTTGCAGAGCATTATTGTTCAAAACAATGTTCGCCCTCACTTTGAGACGCCAACCGAACTAAAATGGAAATAAATGATAGAGATTTAAGATTAACAATAATGGGATGTTTTAGATATAGTTTGGGGAGGAGAACTTATATGCCTAGTCACACTGTAGCAATGATTAAAAATAATAAAGAGATATTTAGAAAATTTGATTGGGAACAAATTATTAGAGAGATTAAAGACACTGATGACCATGGAAATATTGGCGATGCTTGTGATGGAGATACTTGGAGAGAGTTAGTAGATTTTTGCAGATTACAATTAAATACGCTAACCGAACACTAAACGAACATGAAAGACAAAAGATTACATCCAAGTAAAGAAATATGTTTATGTTGTGGACATATAGAGAAGTGGCATATTAAAGGGGGTTGTGTACAGCCAACTTGTATCTGCTCAGGTTTTGAACATAGTAATATATTTTATGGTTTTAGTAATATGGAATGTTATTACAAAGGTCAAGAAGATATGAGAAAATCAATAATTAAGAGAATTAAAAAGATAGATATAGAAGAGTTTTTTGGTGATTATTGTTTTAAAGCAAATAGTTTGTTAAAAAATATAATAAAGGAAATTAAACTTACACCTTCCAATCCTAAATGAAAAAACCAATAAAAAGATGTCCTAGTTGTGGATCAACAAAGATTGTAGTAACAGAGGATAGTCTGAAGTGTAGTAATTGTGGATTTATTAATGATAAACAGAAGGAGGCCCAGTTTGTAACATATGACAGAAAAGAATAGCAAGAGAGGAAAGAAGGCAAAAGCAACTGGCGCTGACTTTGAAAGACGTGTTAGGAAGGATATTGAGTTAAAAGGTTGGATAGTTGCTAAGTGGCCCAATAATGTTAGTGATTTTCCAGCAGATAATATTAACAGACCCCTTGGATTAAGAGAAGATCGTAAGCTTATCCCGGCAAAGAATAAGTTTAATCCATTCAGTAAAGCAATGATGTTAGGTGGAGGATTCCCTGACTTTATTGCTTATAAGTTATTTGGAAATGGAGTATGTGCAGAATTAGTTAATGGAAAGCTTGAAAGACTTGATGGAACTTATGGAGTAATCGGAGTAGAATCAAAAGTTCAAGGTTATTTAGATAAGGTAGAAAAACTTAAATGTGAATGGTTGTTAAAGAATAAAATATTTAGTAAGATTCTAATTGCAAGCAAAACAAAAGTAAAAAACAAAGTTGTAATTGTATACAAGGAGTTCAAATGATAGAAAAAAAAGTTATTGAATATTTTAAAGAACAAGGTTTTTATTGTGTTCATCAGAAAGTTTTTCCTGAACTACTCGTATTATCTCCATTAAGATCTGCAGATGGAAAGCCATTGAAAATACCTACTTTTTATAAACAATCTAATAGAACACAAATCATTGTTCCTTTTTTAGTAACTGGAGTAATTTATAAGAAACCTACAAAAAAACAATTAAGGCAGATAGGTGTAACAGTTAGTTCAATAGCTGTTGCGAAAATGAAGGGAAAAGATTTAGAATTTGAGATAATATCTTTGGAGGGGGTTGATGATGGAGGAAATGCAGGATATATTGGGTGATTTAGATATGTCTGAATTCTTATTCAAATGTAGATTTGATTTTCAATTTTTCTGCAATAAGGTTCTATCTAATCTTTTTACTCCAGAATGCGGTGGATGTAAAGAGTTCCACGTAAAATGGTTTAATATCTTCCAAGAAAACGGAAGAGTAATTATTGAAGCACCATCTGGTTTTTCAAAAACAACAATGGTTATTGCATATGTTATATGGTTTATTTGGAATCATCCAAACGAACCTGTGTTGATCACATCAAAAACATTACCACAGGGAATGAAATTGTTAGAGGTTATTAAGTCATGTATCGAAGAAAATGCCTTACTAAGAGAATTAAAGCCAAGAGATGCAAGTCAGATTTGGTCAAGACAATTAATTAGAACAACAAATGGTTGCAGAGTAGCAGTAAGACCTTACTCTATTAATATAAAAGGAGAAAGAGCAGGATTGATAGCGATGGATGAAGTTGATTCTTATGATGATCCAGACATTTATTTTGATTATGTTGTTCCAAGACTTACTCCTAAAGGTAAAATCTTAATGATTACAACAAAAGAGCCTGGAAATTCAATTACTAATCTTATAAAAGATAAAAAGTTGAAAGGTTACGCAACAGTTTCTTGTGCTGGAATAATTGATGAGAATGGAGATCCTGCAAAAAAACCATACTTCAAAAAAGAAGATGGGAAATATGTTTACAAATCACTATGGCCAGAAAGATTCTCAATGGAAAGGTTGGAAAAAAGCTACCATGAGTTAGGAGAACAATATTTTGAAAAGAATTTTATGAATAATACTAAAGTAGAGCAAGAGAAGAGTTTTTTCTCTATTGTTAAGTTTATGGATGGGTTTGATGATTCTATTGGATTCACTAAAGAAAGAACGGGCCCAATCTTTACTGGACATGATTTTGCCATGAGTACAAGTAAAAGAGCAGATTATGATTCAAATTGTATTATAGAAAAGAAAGGAAACTTTTACATAGTAAAATTTTTAGAAAAATACAGAAGACCTCCCGAAGCTAAAATGGAAAGACTTCAAGAGATCTATAAAGATTATGATCCAATTTACATGGTGTGTGATGAATCAAATGCAGGAAGTGTTCTGATTAGGGATCTGCGTGGTGCAGCATTACCAGTTTATCCTCAAAAATTTAGTGGTGGGCCCGGAGGAAGCAGAGCAGAATTATTAAAGGCATTACAGAACATAATAGATGCAGGACTTTTAGTTATTCCAAGAAAACCTGAAGATAATGTTGTCGAATTGACAAATGAATTACTTGAACAACTAATGGGATTTGTAATAGCAGAATCAAAAATAACTAAATTACCTACCATTTCATCTACTGCTTCGCATGATGATTTAGTAATGGCACTCGCAATGGCTGTAAAAAGAGCTAGTGAGGTTAGATCTGCTAGCATGGATGGAGAATGGTAAAATATATAAATAAGTATTTCCTTAATAGACTATGAAGTTTTTCGATTATTTTAAGAATAAGAATGTTAGGGCTAAATCTGTAGTCAAAGATATGGGACAGGCAACAAGTTTCAAACCAAACACATTCAGTACAGAGACCGTTATGACATCAGATAATATAACTCGTGTAGCATCCTCAGAATTAGAACAGGCATATATTTCTGATCCTATTTATTTTAGTTCAATCAATAAACAAAATCAATTAATTATGGGTGCAGGCTATGATTTAGTTGGAGATATATCAAAGAAATGGGAAAAGTTTTTTGAGAATATTGGACTCATTGGAGACGATATGACTTGGAATGAAATGTTTGATCATATATTTCGTTATCAAATGATTTATGGTAAAGCTTTTATTTTAATAATTATGAATAAAAATAGAACTAAGGCAATTGACTTATTGCTTTTAGATCCTAAAAAGGTAGATTATGCTAAAGATCAAAGTGGTGGTGTTTTACTTTCTACTGACGGAAAGCAATTAGGTTATATGGTTTCAATACCTAGTTCTGCAGACGAAACGTATATCATAGGGGATAAAATGCCAGATAATGTTAAGGTTGAATCAGGTAATGAAAAAAAGGTGTTCATTAAATCTGAAAGAATAGTTCAATATAAATTATATACTTTTGGAGATAGGTTATACCCTATGGGATTAATCGAACCTTCTTATGTTTCTGTTTTAAGAAAAATGAATATCGAAGAAGCTCAAGCAAATGCGATTTATCAGAGAGGAAGTTATCCATTATCTGTTTCTGTAGGTGATGAGAATCATCATCCAAGACCACAAGATGTAGAAAAAGCTGCAAAAACATTTTCAAAGATTAAACACGATAGAGTAATTGCACATCCTTATTGGGAAGTTCCTACTGTTATAGAAGCTAAACAATCTGACGCTGTTGATAATGTTTTAGTTTATTTAAGAAGAAATCAGATTGCTTCTTTGAGTATGCCTGAATCATTAGCTATTGGTTCTGGAGAATCTACAAATCGTGCAACATTAAATAATCAGCAAGCATTTTTAGAATATACTTTAATTGATATTGTTCAGAAGACATTAGCTACGACAGTTAAATACTTAATTAAACCAATTGCTAAGTTAAATGATTGGTCGGAGATAACTTTTAAGTGGGGAGATATAAGGGCCGAGTCTGAAATGGATAAAGCAGACACAATAATGAACGCAGTAAGATATGGTGCATTATCTCAAGCAACTGTTGATGCAACATTGAGAAATATATTAAATTTACCAACTAAAGAAGAGGAAAAAAAGATGGGCGTAACAAGTTCTACAGACGTTGGCGGCGCTGCTTTAGAGGACGAACAAGAAAAAAAGTCTGAAAAAGTAGAAGAAAAACCAACAGAAACTAAAAAAGAGTAAAAAATATATATTTATATAAAATAGTAAAATATATAAATAAGTATTTCCTTAAGTATCTATGACATTCAAAGATATTAATGCTGGAATCTTCGATTTAGGTGCTAAGAATATAGATATATCTAAGCTACCGATTACAATTAAGGATAAAGTTTTAATGGCTCCTGGAACTTGGAATGGAGAAACTTATTCTGAAGAACAGATTAATCTTGCTTTTCATAACATGAATTGGAATGATAAAGATTCTATTGGAATTGTAGCAGATCATGCTTCTAACGCTGTTGATGATGAAAATGCAAACGCAGGATTAAGTGTTCACGATTGGTTTGGGTTTGTTAGAAATGCTAGATTAGACTCAACAGGAGAAATATCGAATGTTCCCGGTGCAATTGTAGGAGATTTGGAATTACATGATTCTCAGATTGCTCAAAAATTAGTAAACGCAGGAGCTAAGTTCGGAATATCTCCTAGAATTTATGGTGCTGAATTAACTCCAGGAGTAATTACTGATTTTTCCTTTAAACATTTTGCTGTTGTAACTAATCCGGCAATATCTAAAGCTTATATTAATTTATCAAAAAAAGAAGATTTAGCAAGAGGAGAAGGCCAGGGAGTAGATGGTCCTAAACAAGGAGATGGCGGATCTGCTAAATGTGTTTGTCCTAAATGCGGTTATTCTATGGTTCACGAAAAAGGAACACCTTGTGCTGATATTAAATGTTCTAAATGTGGAACACAGATGGCGGGAAAATCATCTGATATGGAAGAATCACAATCACCCGAAAAGGGAAACACAAGCTTGAAAGGGGGTTTAAAAGAAATGCAAAAACAAAAATTAGAAGATAAGAATAAGGCAGAAGATTTATCTAATAAAGTGGATAAATTGACTGATCAAGTTAGCAAATTGACATCTATTGTCGAGAAAACATTATCAAAAGATATGAAGAAAGATAAAGCTGAAGATAAAGCTGAGGAAGAAGTTGCACCTGAAGAATCTGTTAAAGAGGAAGCAGTAGCAGAAGAAGCTCCAGCAGAAGCAGAAGCTGAAGTAGCTGAAGATAAAGCTGAGGAAGTAGCTGAGGAAGAACCTGCAAAGGATGATTCTGAAGTTAAAGATATGGCAAAAAAACTGGAAGAGACAACAGCAAAATTAAAAGATTTAGAAAAACAAATGAATACTCCAGAAAAAGCTGCAGTTAGAAAAGATCTTTCAGCAAATTCAAATCCAATGGTAAGTGGTTACTCCGCAGGAGATCATCAAATGTCTGAATTTTTGCAAGCAAACTATTCTTAAAATGAAACATACAATTAGAGATTTATCCGAAACAGGAGCAAGCAGTGTTCAGGGAACAACAGTTGGGACTAAATATGGTCTACAACCTATTGAATTCCTTAGAGAAATAGTAGATGCTGCGAAGAATAGACACTATTTTGCTCAAGCAGTTAGAATTATAACTCTTTCAAATACTCACGATGTAACTATTCCAAAGAGAAGTGCATATGAGGGAAGAAGCGGCATGTCTTTCGATACTACTGAAAGAACAGCGGCTGATATTAGCTGGACAACTATGGATAATTTAGCGAGTGTAATCGCTACTCCATCACTTGTTTTAGCTGGATATGCTATAACTCAAACAGCGATCAGAACAAATGCTTTAAACATTACTCAAGAAGCTAAAGAAGAACTTACTTATGCTTTAGGTGACAGAGTTGATTACGCAATTGCTACGGCAATTGGTGACGCATCAAGTACAACAAGTACAACAAGCGGTGCACAAAGTGTGTATGGTGGAGATGCTACTGCAGGATCTGGCTTAACTGCTGGAGACGTATTAACTACTGAAATCTTTGCTGAGGCAAGAAAACTTCTTATGACAGTAAATAAACAATATAGAGCTAGCACTGGTGCTGGTGGTGGATATGGTGCGCTAACTGGAACTGTAACAGGTAACGGATGGCAAAACTCACCTGATGATCCTTTCATAATGTTTATTGGACCTGCTCAAGAAAAAGCTTTCCTTACAGATTCTCAATTTACTAACGCTGGCGAATATGGAGCCAGAGAAGCTCTTCTTAACGGAGAGATTGGAAAATATTTAGGCGTGAAAATTGTAGTAACAAACAACGTAGAACAGGTTGCAAGCGGTTCGGCTTGTCCTGATGCATCTGCTGGCGCTGCCACTGTCAATATGACAAGATGTATTATGACAAAAGCAAAGAAAGCATGTGCACTTGTATGGGGTAGAGCTCCAGAACTTAAAGTTTGGGATTACAACGAAAGAGATCAAGTAAGACTTAGTATTGTATCTGAGTACGCAATCACACTTATCCAATCTGACGCTATAGTCTTCGTAGACGTAGCTGATTAAACGGATGTTATTTTTTTTATTCCTTTTTTATTTTTTAAAGGAAGAACGTGGAAGGACGTTCACTCACAGAATCACAGAATCACACTCATAATATATTTAAATATATTTGAAAGGAGGATAAATAAAAAATAATGGGAAAAGTTGGATTTAGAAGCGGTGGAATGCATGCGCAAAATTTTCAAGGAGGAACAGTCGATGTAACAGTTGATAGTTCTGGAGATGGAACTGCTAGTGTAACCTTTGACCACCCGATGAAAGCAACACCTGCGATAGTTATAACTGCTCAAGAAGCAGATACTACTGGAACGCCTAGCGTTTCGTCTGCTGCGATGACTGGTTTCACAGCAAGAGTAGATGGATCTTCAGTTACTGGAGACACATTAACTATGAGTTGGATAGCTTTCAACGATGATAGGAGATAGGCTTTCCTGGTTTAATCAGAATGGTTAGAAAAAAAGTTGAACTTAAACTAGAAAGGAAAAGGTTAGTGCGAGCTGGAAAAATCTTAGAAGCGGACAAAATACTTGAAGAATATTGGAAGTTATGTGGGAGTAATGTAAAAATTACTGCTAAAAAATATACAAAAGAAGATCTACAAAAAATGGATTTTCGGTCTTTAAGAAAAATTGGTTATAGGGTAGGAACTAAAGATAGAAGTAAAGTTGGCCTCATTAAAGAAATTTTAGAATTACAATAAATGGCAGTAGCAATAACAGTAAGCACAAATGGAAGGTTTAAAGTTATCTCTAGTGTCAATTCTACATTGGTTACAGCAATTAGTGAAGTAATAACTCAATTGGAAAAAGAGCAAGTTTCACATAATCAAACACAATTTAGTTTTACACACGATGGTACAAATTATGTTTACCTGGCGAGTGTAAAGTTATAAATAATGGAAGATTCGAAAGATATGACTCCTGGAGGTACCGAAGGTACTGAAAGTAGGGATGGCATCGTAGAAAGATCTAAACTTTCTGATGAAATTAGTATAACAAAAAATGGAAACAAAGTTAAAATCGAAAACAGGGATTAAAGGATGGTTTACCCTAAAGCATATAAGAAATGGAGAAGTAATAGAAGAGAGAACCATAAACAATACAGTTGTAAATGCAGGAATTGCACAAATTGCAGGACTTATTCTTACTGATATAGGTGGAACAGCATTTGACTATATTGCTTTCGGAACTGGAACAACTGCAGTTGCAGTTACAGATACGACCTTAGAAACAGAGATAACTACCGGTGGCGGAGAAAGAACAGCTGCTACAGGAACAAGAACTACTACTTCAGTTACAAATGATACTGCTCAATTAGTTGCAACATTCACATTTACAAGTAGTTTTGCTTTAACAGAAAGTGGCGTTTTAAATGCCGCAGCTGTAGGAGTATTACTTTCTAGACAGACTTTTGCTGCAATAAATGTAGTAAATGGTGATACTATTCAGGTTGCTTGGAAGATACAGGTATCATAAATGGAAGGAAAGTTAAGATATTCAGGACAGGCCAAAGCAATAATTGACGGATTAAAGGAAGAATCCTTTGATATTGAGAAATTTGAGAAATGGTTTAAAGATCAATTTGTTGTTGGTGGTGGACATGTAGTAGAATATCTGTCATATTTAAAAAAATTAGAATAAAATGGCTTGGAACGACACTAAGAGCTCAGGAGATTTAATCTCTAGTGCTGATTATAATTCCGGAGTTACTGATCAAGAAACAAGAGGAATCCCTCAAAGTGAGGAAAATAGAGGTAGTGATTGCTCTGGTTTAGATGGCCAGGCGAATAGAACATTAACATTATCAGAATCAACAATTAAATCAAGCGGTGTAGTAATTGTCAAGAATGGAACATCCTTACATGAAGGAGCTGCATTAGATTATACAGTAAGTTCTAACATTATTACATTTGTAGGATCTGTATGGGATACAGATTATATAAGAACTATATATTTTACATGAAATCAACAAAATTATTTTTAAGCTTAGGCATTTTTATTATGTGTTTAGCAATAGTTGTAGCAATCCCATGGAGTCCAAGTGGGAATGTAGATTTAAAAAATGTTTTCAATATGACAAATCTAAATTTCTTTGATAGTTTTACAATGGTTGGAAATGTTCTAATGAATATGAATAATATTACTGGAGCAGATCTGATTAGTGCAGTAACATTAGTTGGAGATGGTGGAGGAATAACTGGTTTAACAAATACTCATTTGCATGACATATCCAATATTACTAATTTTAATTACTCTTACAACCAAACAGATGGTTCAATTGTTTTTATTAATGCAGGAGATACAAATCTACAAACAAACATCAGTGACGTAAATAGCTCTTTAAGTTCCAGAATAGATGGAATATCTACTGCAGGAAATTCTTCATTTAACCAAACATTGACAGATGGTTTATACGCAGGAATAGAATGGGATTACAATCAAACATACACTGATGGAACATATAATGCAACATATGATAAGTGGGCGTATAATCAAACAGGAGATTACTCTTACAACCAAACAGAGACTTTTAATTCTACCCAGTTTGAGAAGAATGAAGGAGATTGGCAAATAATTACAAGTTGGCTTACTTCCTTTGTAAATTCTTGGTTTAGTGGAAAAGATTCAGATGATTTATCCGAAGGAGTTGTTAATCTTTATGATAATCAAACTTGGAATGAAACAAAGGGGGATGAATCCTATGCGGGAATAAAGTGGGCGTATAATCAAACAAGCGAAGGAACATTTAACCAAACTTATCAAGATTACTCTTACAACCAAACTGAACCTGCAAACGACTACACAGATTTAGCGAGCCAAGGATTACAAACAAACATCAGTGACGTGAATAGTTCCTTAGATAGTAAGTTCAATGATTTTAACTATAATATGACTATAGTTAGCGATTATAATTACAATCAAACAACAGGATCCTTAGTGTTCATCAACACAGGAGATACAAATCTGCAATTAAACATCACAAATGTAAATTCATCACTTGATACTAAATTCAATGACTTTAACTATAACATGAGTACACCTTATGATGATTTTAATTACAATATGAGTGATGGAAGTTATAATATTACTTACCAGGACTTTGCTTATAATCAAACTTATACTGATGGTACCTACAATGTAACTTATGATGGATATGGTGATTATGCTTATAATCAATCTGACGGAAGTTTCAATATAACCTATCAAAATTTTGCATACAACCAGACTTACATAGATGGAACATTTAATCAGACTTATCAAAACTATGCTTACAATCAATCTGATGGAAGTTATAATATTAGTTATGAAGAATGGGCGTACAATCAAACAATACCAGCTAATGAGTATGCTGATTCATTATTAATAACAACTTATTTTAATGCTTCAGTTTTAGGTACACCAGTTGGAACACCTCAAGGATCTTTATCTGATATTATATCTTATGATAGTGTACCCTACAATGTTTCAGAGAGCGCAAGTGATTTAACTTTCTTGATTAATTTTACATCTGTTGATGACTTCAACCAAATAATTGTTAGATATAGAACTGAAGCGGCAGAGAGTCATGCTGTTACTCTGTATATTTGGGATTATGATGAACTTGGTTGGGAATCTTATATTATTTTGTCTGATACAGATGGCGAGTATGTTATAATCACTACAGGAGTGTATGATGCTGATGAACATACTGATGGAGGAATTGTTCAAGTAAAGTTGGAAACAGATAATGGGCCACCTTCTAGAACTCATAAATGGGGTTTTGATTGGGTAACAATTTCGAAGGGAGTTGCAACACCTTTAGGAACTGAAATTGATCCGCTCTCTATTCACAAAGATGGTGATGTTGCACTAACAGGGAATTGGGAAGCAGGAGATTATAACATTTCAGCAGATAACTTTATAGGATCTTGGAATAATTACTCTAGAGTTAATGATACACAGATTGAAAATAATGATGGATATTTTAACATTTTAGAAAGTTGGTTAAGTACATTGTTTGATACTTTATTTGGAACAAAAGATTCAGATGATTTAAGTGAAGGATCTGTTAATCTATACGATAACCAAACATTCAATCAAACATTAACTGATACTGAATACTTAGGACTCTCTGGAGGAAATATGACTGGCTCGTTGAATATGTCTAATAACACAATTGAAACAGTGCTTAATATAACTTTTACTTATGGAGGGTATATCAGAGATAATACAACTGCTTTGATTATTGGTCATAGTTAAAATGGTAAATTATAAAGCTACATCTGCAATAGGAATTGCAATTTTAATTCTTGTTGCTACTCTTGGATATAATTTAACTGAATTTTCTTATTATTGTGATAATGAACCTGAAAAATTAATCGAATGTAATTATGGAATTTCAGGAGGATTAGGGACTAGATGTTATTTAAACGAAGAGCATAATAGGTGGGATTATTGTAAAACTGGATGGGAAAGAGTAATGGATCATATAGAAATTAGTTTTGACAGTATTAGTGCTTTTGAATTTGAAAACATTAAAGACTATAATGCTGAAACAAAAGAGATAACTATTTCAGATACTTTCTTAAAACTATGGACAACAAATGAAGTAGCAAGATACAAGTTATTAGAAAACACAGATGTTTGTGTTTATAATTGTTATGCGATTGGAAGTGCAACCTTAAATGAAAAAGGAAGATTATTTGATGATAGAGATTTTATAGATGATAAAGAAATCAATGTTGCATTAAATAATAAGATATATATTTCTAATAATAGGGAATTAAAAACAAGAACATTTATTTCAACAGAAACAATATGTAAGGATAAAATTGAGTTTTCAGATTGTATTAAGGAAGATGTAATAGTTGAAGAAGAATATTATGAATATAATTGGGTAGAATATAATGGAGAAGTTGTAGAACCAAATAGTTATTATTGGAAGTTAGAAGCAAGTAAGGATGCAGAACAATCTGTTGATTGGGCAGTTAGTATGTTTGGAATATCTTTAGAAGAAGTTAGAGAAGATTGGGCATGGTGGATAGGAACTGCACCTGACCTTTATTGGAAATTAAATGAAGCATCTGGAAATGCATTAGATAGTTCAGGCAATAGTGTTACATTAACTAATACTGGTATAACTTATGCTGCAGGTAAACTTAACAACGCAGCTTCTAGTGACGGTGCAGATAGAAATTTATTAACAACAACAACAACAACCTTTACAACTAATGATTTTACTATTGCTTATTGGATAAAATCTTCTGATGCAGCAACAGGAATAGTTTATGGAGATAATGATGCATGGACAACTGTAACAACTTTTGGTAGTTCATTAAATGGTGGTGGAGCTGGTAAGATAGATTTTCAATGGAGTGGTGGAACATTACAATCTGCACAAACAGATTTAAATAATGGTTCATGGCACAGGGTTGTAGTAGTTAGAGAAGGGTTAGGCGCAGGAGAACTGAAGATGTATATTGATGGAGATACAACTCCAGATGCTACAACAACAGCAAATGTAGATTTTACAGCACAGGGATGGATGTTATTTGATAATGTTGGAGTTGCACCATTTGAAGGAAGTATAGATGATTTCCAAGTGTTTAATGGATTAGCATGGACTACAGGAGATGTAACAGAAGATTGGAATAATGGTTTAGGAAAAGAAGGAGAAGTTGTAGATCCAAGATTTGCAAATGCAACATTGTCTTTTCCAGCTAATGCTACAAACTTTACAATTCCCAATCCAACATTAGGATGTAACTTTACAGGTAGTCCACAAAATAATATAACAGATGTGCAAGTATTAGTTTATGATAGTGCAGACAACTTAGAATATGATAGCACAGAAAGTGGGTTGGAATCAATCAGCTATAATAAAACAAACTGGCAACCTAATCTTCCTGAAGTAGATAGTTATTACTGGAGTTGTTTTATGCTTGGCGACGGAGGATTGAACGCTTCAACTATGAATTGGACTTTCAATATATTATTAAATATAAGTGGTTATGTTTTAGATGCAAATGGAGATTTTTCTGAAGCAACAATAGGAATACTTAATCAAACATCTAATAAATTAGTGGCTAATGTTTCCACAAATGGTTCTGGATTCTATTCATATGGCCCTTTAGATTCAGGAAATTATACAGTTTTTGCTTATAACGAATCTAATTTTAGTAGAGGTGGAGATATAAAACCTCATGTTATAATACCATGAAAGTAAAATATCTATTATGTCTAGCAATTCTATTAATATGTTCTGGCCTTATTTCCTCTTATGATGCACCTAGTTATAACTCTGTTAATCTTTCTTTGACAGACAGTTATACAGCACCAAGTTATATGTCTGTAAACCTTACATTAGATGGAGCTGTAACCCCTACTGAATGTTCACCTACAATAAACCAAGACTGGTTAATAACAGATGAGCAGATTTGTGATGGAGTTTCAAGAGATATTGGGACTGGTTCAATAAAAATTGGAGTATCGGGTAAGTTAATATTAATAAATGAAGCTAATGTTAGTGCATCAGGATTAGAATTATTGGTATCAGGAGATAAGGTTTTTATAAATCATGGGAGTGAATTAAGAATATAATGGCAAGTATATCTACATTTGATAGTGCATATTTTGATCAAGCTTGTTTTGGTTGTTTTTCTTTTTCAGAAGATATAACCTTAGTTTCAACAGAGATTAATGGTAGATATAAGATTTTTACTGAGAAATTAACCTTAAATGATACAATAACAAAGTTAGTTCAGAAACAAATTACTGAAAGTATTACATTAACTGATGATTTAGACTTGGGTTTCTTAATCAAAAGATTAATTGAGGTTAATAATATTGAGCCTAAAATCGCAGAAGTAGGTAATATCAATCCAAATATATCTCTCGTAGATAATGTTGTTCCAAAAATAAATGTAATTAATGTTCCATAGATAAATATATAAAATATGTAAACTTACTAAATATATAAAAAATGCTAAATAAAATACAGATCGAGGTTGAAAAATGAGTAATGTAATTAGGTGGGAAGTAAATGAAGCTAATCAGATAGATTATAATCAATCATTAGTTTATAGATCATCGTCTGAAGATGGCACTTATGCATTAATCTCTACACAATCAATTACAGATAATACCTATAATGATGAAGATGGAAATTCAAGTAGTTGGTATAAAGTAAAGTTTAATAACAGTTCTACTTCTAAAGCATCAGCACTTTCTGAAGCATTGAAGGCTGCAACATTCATAGGATATTGTTCAGTTACAGATGTTAGGGATATGACTAATATTACTACTGATGATTTGTCTGATACGGAGGTTGGTAATTTAATCCAGGATGCAGCAATTCAGTTAAATAAAGACATAAATGTTGAAGTAGTTAGAGAAAGAATTGAATCAATAGATACATTAAGAAGTAATGATATTAATGGGACTAACACAACTTTCTATGTAAGAAATTGGGAAGGAAGATATATTTCTGATAAAGATGATGACGCAGAGGTCACAACTTCTGATTTAGATGTAATTTATAAGGATTCTGATGGTACTGAAACTTCTGCAACTGTATCTTCAATAACTCCAGCAGAAGGTAAATTTGTTATGGCTACTGCTCCAGATAACCAAGAAGTTTATGTTTCTTATAATTGGTCTGCTAGAGATGCATCAATTCCTGATGGTTCAATAAGATTGGCTTGCAAACTTCTCTCTGCAGCATATTGTTATTCTAAGATTAATATCGGAAGGCCAATTAAAACAGATTTTGGAAACACTAAGATTACTCGTGATATGGGTTCTTATAATCACTATGTTAAAAGATACAATGATGAGATTGATAAAATAAATTCTTCTTGGGGAGGATCGCTTTCTGCTTTTGCAGATAGTCCATATACTGTATAATGGCTAATGGTGGCTTAAACATATCAATAAGTGAATTTAAAAGAATGAAGAATTCAGATAAACTTGATTTATTATTTGAAAATGTTGTCCATATACGAACAAGTCTTAATGATTACAAGTTACATAAAAAAATACAATATGTTTGGCTTTCAGTTATCACAGTTTTCATTGCTCCTTTTTTTGGAATAAAGAAATTAGTAGGGTGGTAAATGGTACTTTTAAATGTTAGAGAGATTAGAAAAGAAATAGAATATCTAGGTAATGATGTTGTAGTCAGGCTAGTAACTGATGATTCTTATACTGACCATGGAGATCCAATTGAAGAATTAGGCAGCACTAAGGTTTCTTACACAAGTGGAGATGATAATATTACTCAAAATTATGGTGTAAATTGGCTGGCCCAAACATTTACAACAACTGCAGACACTACTCCCCCTATTTCCGATGGAGGAGATGACTTCAATTTAACAAATCTTAAATTAAAACTTTATAGAGTTGGAGATCCTGGAACAATAACAGTTAGTGTTAGAGCAACAAGTAGTGGAGTTCCAACAGGAACTGATTTATCAACTGGAAATTTAGATGGCGACCAATTAACAACTGATACAGATGGCGAGTGGAAAACAATAGATATGTCTAGTTATACCTTATCTGGAGGCGTTTCCGGAACACAATATTCAATAATTATAAGGTCTACTACAGGAGATTCTAATAATTATGTAGCTGTTTTAGGAGATCATACTTCTGCAAGTTATACAGGTGGCCAGAGATTAACAAGCGCAGATTCTGGAGTAAATTGGTCTGCTCAAGCAAGTACAGATATAATGTTTAATGTTTATGGAGATGCTGCTGCAGTTAAGGCATTTGCACAGATTTTGACACAAGAAGACGAATTAGTTAGCGAAGGAGTATTCCAATCTGGAGATATTTTGTTCTGGTTTAAATCAGATGCAAGTAATATTTCTAGAGGAAATCGTGTTAAGTGGAATAGTCAATGGTATGAGATAAATGAAGTTGTACCACATTATGCAGCAGATACTATTTATGCGTTAGAAGCAAGAACTCAGAAGATTTAAGAAAAATATATAAACTACATAAACTTACTAAATGTATATAATCTGAGATTATATGTAAAATACCTGAGGTATAAAATGGTTACAATAAATAAAGCTACATTAAGCAGCAATGTTTGGAAGAACTTCTACGATAGAATAAAAGCACAAGTTAAAACTGTGTCTACATCTGATGGAAGAATAAGAACAGTTCAAAATTATACTGATTCTTTTCCGGATAGTGAGATAGACAATAAAGATGCTTATCCCATAATAGTTATCGAATCTCCAATTGTTCAATGGAATGATCAACCTTCTTTTACTCAAACTAAAAAAGCTACCATGATTACTGTAAATATGGAAGTTTATGATTCTAAAAGTGAAAGCGCTGAATTGTTAATAGATTCAGTTAATAATGCTATTGAAACTTATCGTAAGAGCCTTAGAGATCTGGGATTAAGATTTGTTAAGTTAGAATCTATGGATAATGATGAAGTATTTAGAGGAAAAATTAAAGTGCATGTTAGGAGGGCTGTTTGGACTATGGAGTTTATCTTCACGCCAACTGTAACTTATTAATGGTTGTCCAAATGACTATGGGTGAACAGATGAGATATTTGAAAAATTTGCCAAGGAATATGGAAAGAGAATTATCTAAAACTAATGAATCTTTTATTATTAAAGTTATTAAATCTGCTAAATTAAGGGTTCCGAAAGACACTGGATCCCTGAAAGAAGACATAAAAAGGAAACCAGTTAGAAAAGGAACAAATGTTAGAATTTGGAAGATAGTAGCAGATAATCCGGCAGCAGCACCACAAGAATTCGGATTTACACCACACTTTGCTCCAATATTGAATTCTTCTAAGATGGCTCCTGGAATCTACTTTGTAAGGAAAAATACACCATTTATGCTACCCGCTATAGAACATAATTTATCCACATTCGCACAACAATTAAATAACTCTGCTGCTAAAGGCATAATGAAAACATGAATATTCACGAAAAGATAGACTCCAAGACTCCCAAAGTCGGGAAAGAAGAATTAAATAATAGGAGGATAAATAATCATGGCACAAGCTAATGAACCAGATGCTTGGACTGAAAGATTTTTATTGACTATCCAGAAAAAGGGTGGAACTGCTAGTAATTACTACGCATATATCACTACTTATGACATTTCTGGTGGAGATAAAGACTTTTCACAAATAGCAAATGGTAAGGGTGGAAGAATCAAGAATTTTTCACCACAGACTGAAATAGAAATTACTATGGAAGGTTATGCTACAGAAGTAGGTAATACTGCGGGTTTTTTTGATCTAATCAATTCAACAACTGCAGATGCATCACAACCATTGTCTTTTCCAACAGATCATTCGAGAGATTTGTTTTTGCTTTCAATAATGCATACAACTTACGAATCGCAAACAAGTGCGGTTGCAGTTACTACTCAAGATGAAAGAGCATTGAGAGAGACTTACAAGAATGGACATTTCACAAGTGTACTAACTTCATTTACTGATGGAATTTGTAAATTCACATTGAAATACAAAGTAACACCATTCGACAAAGATGCATCATCTAATGTAACATACGAGTCTACAGATGGAAGTACAACTTCAACTTTACCTGCAATAACTTACACATAAGCAGGTATTTTATTTTATTTTTTATTTTTTTAATTTAGAACAGGAGAAATAATGGACACAGAAATACAAAAAAGAATAGAGAGAAAAGGAATTGTAATTAGTCGTATCCCTGATTGGGCTAAAGAACTTTTTATTAGTCGTGCTCAGGAAGAATTCTGTGATGATTATGGTATGTGTTTGGCTGCATTGATAAAGGAGAGTGGGGAGTATAACCAACTTAAATCAATGTTTTTCAATAATCAACTCAATGCTAAGATTATATTGGATGAAAATAAGATTGATGAAGATAAAGGTATTACTTTTGGTAATGGTAAAAAATTAAATCCAAACGGAGGTAAAAAATGAGTAAAATAGACGATCTAATTTCTCCAAAGAAAGAAATAACTTTTAGAAATGAAAAGTTCATGATTGAGGCAGGATTCACTTTAGAAGAGACACCTGTTCTTCAAAAAGCTTTTGCTCCTAATGGAAGTTTAGAAATGAAAGCTGATGCCATGAAAGAGATTCTTAAAATAATTGTTAGAAAATTGTATCCTGTTGCTACAGAAGATAAAATTTCTAAAGTTGATGTTAAATATTCTGCAGATCTTCTTGAAGTGTTCTATCAATTAGATGACACTAACGAAGACGAAAAGGAAAGAATAAAGAAGATTTTAGAGAAAGGAAGGACGAAATAAATGTCAGATTCAGCATTACAAGGAAAAATACAAAAGAATAAGGCTTCTAACGGAGATTATCTAGCTGATGCTCTTTTAGATTTATGTTTTTTTACTTCTTATAAGATTGAAGAATTATTAGCTATGCCTCCGAAAAGATTAAATAGATTGTTAGATAGATTAGAATTATGGACAAAAGTAAGAATGAAATCTGCTGGATGTAAAATATAATGGCATTATTCAAACACATAGTTGAAACTGAATTGAAATTTGTTACAAGAAATGGGAAAAAGGTAGAGGAATCTACAAGACAAATAAATCAATTAGGACATGGTGTTCAACAAATGACTTCTCATCAGAAGAAATGGGATAAGCAAGGAAAAGAAAATATAACTACTACAGATAGGACAGTAAGGGGATTCCAAAGATTCCAAATGGAACAATTAGGAGTTATGTTTGCAGGTATGGCCCTTAATCGAGCTATGGCAAATTTAAATGCTACTTCAAGAGAATGGTTAGGTATTGGAGAATTAATGGATACTATGATGGGTGTCACAATGTTGCAATCAAATATGGATCTTCTTAACTTTGGTGTTCTGCCTTTATTTGATGCTTTAATTAATTTACCACCAGAAGCGCAGAAAGCACTAGGTTATATTTCATTAGGATTAGAGGGTGCAGGAGCAGCTATGATGACTGGTGGACAATTTGCTTTAGGAATCAATTCTATGATTACAATGATCCAAAAACTTGGGTTTGCCTCACTTACCACTAAAGGATTATTACTAGGATTAGGAGGAATTGGACTAATAGGAATTGGTGTAACATTAGCAATAGGTTCAATTACAAGTGAAGGTGGAACAAGTGTTTTGATGGCATTAGGTGCCGGATTAGCTGTAGCATTAGGTACTGTTTTATTGGGAGCAAGTGTAGTTGGTGGAATTGCATTAGGAACAATTGTTGTAACTGGGTTATTATTATATCAAATGGCTAGTCAAATGGCTGAACAATCAAAGGCCTATGATGCACTTGGAACAGATATTCCATTATCTGAAACACCAAATATAAGTGAGGCTATTAGAATGCGTGGAACTAGAATGACCACTAATACATTAAGTCCAGAATTACAAGCAGGTGTAAATGGTGTAAATATGAATGTTAATTACAATGTAAATGTTTCTGATAAAGTAGAATTTGAAGAGATGCTAAAAAAGAACAATAGTGAATTAACTGCGGATGTAAGGAGGATGACTCAAGCATAATGGCTGTAAATGACGATATAACAATTGTTAAGGGTGGATTCTCAGTTACATTATTTACTGAAACTTCTACAGAGAACTTTAAGAATATATTGAAAGTTGTTCCAGGAGTAGTCGCACCGAACAAGCAAAGTGAGGGTGTTAAAGAATCAACAGTTGTAGATTTACTTAGAATTACTCATACTTTAATTTTTAATGCATACATTACTGCATCAACTACTCAAACTGCTAAAGAAATTAAGGAAGATCTAAAATCTATATTTAATAGTGGTGATGTCAATAGCTCTCCAGCTACCTTGACATATGAGGATGAAAGTCTTGATGTATTTTTAGAAGATTTAGTAATTAAAAATATAAAGAGTGATGATACTGTTGTAACTAGCTCGTATCCTGGAAAGGATGCTGCAGAATATCAGGTAACATTAACTGTTGTAGAAGGTAAATTAGTAGGTACTTAAAATGATTAAAAAGATACTTAGTGCATTCTTGGTTGTAGTTTTCCTAGCTTCGTCTATCTATTTTTTAATGCCAGATGCAGTTAAGATAGAAATTGGTAAGACTAATACAGAATATTCAGTATGGGAAAATGAAGGCTGGATTTTGGCTGCAACTGAATATGTTAATCTATATGATGGTAGTACCAAGATGCGAGCCAAAAGTAGGGATTTAGTTTATTGGGAAGATCAAGAGAACGCTTATGTAAGTAGAACTTCTATATGGAAGGATAATATTACAACAAATCAAACTTATACTTTTAATAAAGCAGCAGAGAATGTAGAGGATTTGCCAGCTAAAAATGAATTTGAGTGTATCAATTGTGTTGGCAAAATTGTGCATTACGAAATAAGAGATATTCTTTATGAAGGAGATACTGCAATAATTGATAATCCTTTTTCCTTTGGTCACAATATGATGATTGAATGGGAAGATGGTGCTTATTATTCTAAGGTATTTCAACAGA